TGCAACAGGATATGGTTCAACTGGAGCAACTGGAGCAACTGGTGCTACTGGTAGAACTGGTGCAACTGGTGCAACAGGTTATGGCGCAACTGGGTTTACAGGTGCAACAGGTGCAATAGGTGCTACTGGAGCAACAGGTGCAACAGGTGCAACTGGTGCAACAGGATACGGTGCAACTGGTGCTACAGGTGCAACTGGTGCAACAGGATATGGTGCAACTGGATATACAGGTGCAACAGGTGCAACTGGTGCTACAGGTGCAACTGGTGCAACAGGATACGGTGCAACTGGGTTTACAGGTGCAACAGGTGCAACTGGTGCTACTGGAGAAACAGGTGCAACAGGTGCAACTGGTGCAACAGGATACGGTGCAACTGGGTTTACAGGCGCAACAGGTGCAACAGGAGCAACTGGTACTACTGGGTTTACAGGTGCAACAGGATATGGTGCAACTGGGTTTACTGGTGCTACTGGTGCTACTGGTGCTACTGGTGCTACAGGATATGGTGCAACTGGGTTTACTGGTGCTACCGGTGCTACTGGTAGTACTGGTTCAACAGGAGCAACTGGACCACCTGGACCATTAATTACTGCAGTAATAAATACTGGAGCAATAATTTCTATTGGATTAACAGGATCGATAAGTTTTACATCACCTGTTGGTAATAATAATAATTACTTTAGCCCAAATAGTTATATTACAATTATTGATGCTAATAATAATACATCATATTTTCAAATATTAGCTCTTACTCAATTATCACCCTTTACATTAACTATATTAAATATTAATGGCGTAGAAGCCAATATACAACCTGGTTTTAATGTTGCTCTTGTTGGACCACAAGGCCCTATTGGTGCAACTGGTGTCACTGGTCCACCTTTAGTAATTAATAGTTCAAATGGTAATACTGGCCTTCCTGCTTTAGTATATGATACATCTGCAAAACTAGTTTATTATTCAGCAACAAAGACATTCGTCATTGATCATCCTATAGATAAATCTAAATACTTAGTACATGGTTGTTTAGAAGGTCCTGAAGCAGGTGTTTATTATCGTGGAAAAGGTGAAATTATCAATAATAAAAATATAATAATAGAATTACCAAATTATGTTTCTACACTAGCAACAGATTTTACAGTACAAATAACGCATATATATGATGGAACTACTAAATTATATTCTGTTTCAGAGGTAATTAATAATAGTTTTACAGTTTATGGCGAAAATGGTAAATTTTATTGGATTGTTTATGGAATGCGTTATTCAGTTAACACTGAACCAGCAAAAGAAACTACAATTGTTAAAGGATCTGGACCATATTTATGGATATAATTTAATATTTTTAATAATATATAACATAATTTAACTAATTTAGAACATACTAATAAATAAATAAATATTTATTAATATTTTAACAAATTTTCTATTATAAAATATAATTTTAATAATATGTAATTTAATATAAATTTATTACATATTATTGATATATATATATATATGATTGTATTAATAATGGCTGGTGGTTTGGGTAAACGTATGGAATCTGATTTACCCAAAGTTTTACATAAAGTAATACGAAATAATAATAAAAATATAAATGAAGAAAAAACATTATTTTATCCCATGATTGTACATGTTATAAATACAGCAATATTTCTCAATCCAGAAAAAATATTTATAATTGTTGGCAAATATAAAGATATTATTAAAAAAACAATTGATGAATATATTAATTTAAAAATTATAAGTAATTTAACAATTATTGAATATGTTATGCAAAAAGAATCTTTAGGTACAGGTCATGCTATATTATCATCTTTAGATCAAATTAAAGAATATTATGATTCAAATGCTATAATATTATCAGGCGATGTTCCACTTATAAGTAATGAAACATTAATGAATTTAAATGATACTGAAAATAAATTATTAATAACCGAATTAGATAATCCTTATGGTTGTGGTAGAATAATTATGGATAAAGATAATAAAGTAATTAATATAATTGAAGAAAAAGATTGCAATGAAGAAGAAAAAAATATAAAATTAGTAAATTGCGGAATTTATCAAATTAAAGTAATAGATTTATTAAATTTAATACCACAAATAACTAATAATAATAAAGGACAAGAATATTATTTGACAGATCTAGTACCATTAATGATTAAAAATAATATTATTATTAAATATTATAATTTACCTAAAAAAAATCAACGCGAAATTACAAATATTAATACTAAAAATGATTTAGAAATAGTAAATTCACTTTTATAAAATTTTTATTATTGATCAAATAAAAACTCATTAATAGTCATACCACAATAATATTGTGGATTAATTCTATAATCTATTTTTTTATAAATACCAATAATTACAGATTGTTCTAATAAAAATTTAAATATTTTTTTGAATAATGGTGTATGTCCAAATTCGGGGCATCCAACATGACCTAATTCATGAATAACTACATACATTAAAGTATTCATATCATGAATTGTATCTAATATTTTAGATCGTAAACAAAATACAATTTTTTCACCTTTATTAATTGTATAACTCGTATATTGCTCATCTGCTGGTGTTTCCATTATATTTATTACTTTAGTACGTTTTATTAAATCATTTATATAAGACATATAATCTGGAAATTTATCTTTGTTTTCTTTTAAATATTTTATTAATTTTATCATATTTATCTTAATTTTTGCTAAAGTATTTGCAGCAATGCTTTTATCAGGTGTATTACGAACCCAATAATAATTATCATCAATAATAGATTTTTCATAAACAAGATTATCTGTATTATATAATTTACGATAAATAAAATATATAGAAATAAATAATAATAATATTAGAGATAAAATAAACATAGATTAATTAATGATATAAATATAAAATAGATAATATAAATAAAAATATTTTTTTTATTTATATAATTATATTATATAAATAATGGGATCCAGTCATTCTGTAGAAAAAAAATCTGAAAATAAAAAAGATGACCAACAAAAGTTAGATGATGCACACAAAATTTTTGATATTACAAGTGAAAAAACATTAGACTCTGATGATTTAAAAATAACAGAAACAGAAAAAGAAGTAAAAGAAAAATTAAAAGATCATACTAGTGAAAAAGAACAAAATTCTAAAAGTAAAACATCTGATACATTAGGAGATTTAACATTATCAAGTGAAATAGATAATCATCAAAAAGGAGGTAATAATTTTGAAAATATATCTAGAAATAGATATTCCAAGTATGATGTATATTCTACTATACAAAAAGTAGAAAAAAAATTTATTGGTGGATTTAATTCTCAAGCTCATTCAGAAATTGATGATAATGAAAGTGAAAAAGATGATAAAACAACTAAACATATTAAAGATATAATTCTTCAAGAATTAGATAACTTAAATAAACATAATTTTAATCAAATTGGTGCTGGTTGCGACTGTAATAAAAAAGAAGAATCTGAAGAATCTGAAGAATCTGAGGAAACAAAAAAAACTGATAGTACAGACAAAATAGATCAAAAAGGAGGCAGACCATTTATTTCATCATCTTCGTCATCTAGTTTTTCAACATCATCTGAATCTGATTCAAGTGATATAAAAAAGAATAAAAAATTTAAAAATAATACAAATTACAAACAATCAAGATCTAAAAGTAATAAAAATAATAAAAAAAGTAAAAAAAATAAAAAAGAATCAAGTGAATCAGAATCTGAAGAATTTGAAGGAAACTTAAAAATACAATCTGATAGTGAAATAATGACATCAAATAATTCTAATACTGAAGAAGGATTATCAATATTTCCATTTAATTCATCTGATATTAAATCAAATGTTTCAGATAGACATCAAAAAATTTTAAGAAGAAAAATATAATCACTTTTATTCGTACGAATAAAAAATAATTTATAACTCAATTGTTAAAGAAAATTTATTAGATTTATTAGATTTATTTTTTTTTATTTTTTTTTCTAGTTTTTCTTGAAAATTATTTTTAGAATTATTTTCAGAATTATTTTCAGAATTATTATCAGATTTATCTTGAGAATTATTTTCAGATTTATTATCATCACATACATAATCCAAAATAGAACTTATTTTTTTTCTTCTATTAATTTCTTTATTAATATAATTATCAAATAATTTTTTAGGATTCATTGCAATCAATTCCAAAAATTGTAAAGACGGTTTCATTATTTGATTTGTTATATAGAATAAGTAATCTAATTCTAAATTATTATCTATAACATATTTTGGATCTTCAACACGATCTCCTTGTAATGTTACTTTACCATTTGGTATTATATATACATAAGGTATTCTATCATTAGTATTTGGTTTATTACCCGGATCTCTTACACCAATCCTATCTGCTAATACTGCATGAACTATTCTTGTTCTATCTTTATATTCTGATTTTAATGTTTTACTTACTATAAACTTATCAATAGGATATTCTCCTCTTAATATTTTTTTAATTAACATTTTTGTATAATTTATTGCCCCTAAATTACGATCTTGTATACCAGCAGTAATATTATTACCAATACCACCATTTAAAATATAATTAATAATTCCACCAACAATAATTTTTACAATTTTTGCATTATCTCTTCTTTTTAATACAATGCCCATACTTTTTTGATAATAGTGACTATCATCATCTTCATATAAATTACCAACATAACGTTTCTTCGTTAATATAATAAATGGCCATAATGTTTTTTCATACACTTGTTCTTCAGGTTCTGGTAATATTTTACAAATTGCATCACCGGCTAATTTACCTAATTCAATACAAATTTTAAGTGCATTTCTATCAGTTTGAATTTCTTTAGTTTGTATATTATGTATTTTAGGACTAAAAAAGACTGAATCAGTATTTTTAACAATCATATTTCCTACTCCAGCATGAAAATGTCCAGCTTCAGTTTCCAAGTCATAAACGTAATCATTCACAAATCCAATATCTTTAATTTTTTTTACTCTATTTGAATTTATATTTATTAATATATTATCTTTAGAATATGTAATAATAAATGTATCTAATTTATCCTCTATTTTATCAATAGAAATAAATTTATAATCTGCTGACAACAATGTACAATATAATTTAAGAGCATTTATTTGGCCTTTAATAACAACTTCATTATTTTTTTCTATAAGATTATTAAATAATTTAGATGCTAATTTTATTTTAAGTGATTCGTTAAATTCAAATTTAGTTATTTCATTATTTTTAAAAATTGGTGTAAAATGTAATAATTCTGTTCCAATTTCACATTCACTTGGTTTTATTTGATTACCATTAATATCTAATAATGAATGATCTGAAGTAACCTTAACATAACCTGTATGAGTTAATACTTCATATATTTTTTTATTTGTTTTATGCCTAATAACACGTTTAATTTTTGTCCATCCTTTATCAGACCATACTTTATAATTAATGTCATCACATTGTTCTTTATTTGTTAATCCTTCAACATCTGATTTAAATATTTTATATTCATTCCATATTTTTCCAATATCATCAATTGATTTAATTTCAATTTCATTATTTTGATTTAATAATAATATTGGTGTATCTCCTGTTACTGAATCACCATATATTACTTTTGGTTTAACTTTAAATTCAGGTGTTATTAAATTAATAACTTTATCATAAAAGTAATTTAAAAAATCATCTAAACTATTCCTATTTTTTTTTGGCTCGATGAATTTTTTTTCTGGTGCTTCTTTATAATATTCTTTGGCTAATTCATAAAATTTATTTTTATCATGAATTGCATAATTAATTAAATCTCCAAAAGTTCCTTCAATAAAATCTCGAGAAAATTCTAGCATCTTTCTACCTGTTGCAGTTGTTGATGCTGCTAATTCTTTCATATAAATGGATGATGTTGGTGCTCCAACTTGTCCATATAAACTATTAGCTGTTACCTTATAAGCTAATTGTAAACCATCATATATATTTTTTAAAAATACACTATCAGAACTTTCCATTAATTTTTTTGTTGCACTTCTTTTATCTAATAATTCAACTAAAATTAATGGTAAAATACCTTTAGAATTATCTTTCTTTTTTGCAAATTTACAAGTTGTTGTAGTTCCATCATTATTATTATAAGTTACAGTTTGATAAATATAATCTGGTAAATTATCATAATGAAAATCGGTTACAATACACTCATGTGATATATTAATATATATCATTGATCTTGGATATAAACTAGCATAATCTAATACAGGAATTGGTTCATAATGTACTCCAACTGTTGGAGGAAATACTGTTGCTCCTTCATAACCAACATTTTCTTCTTCTAATTCAATTTCATCACTTTCATTTATTTTTTTAAATTTATTTAATTCTTTTTCTTTATTATTATATTTTAATTTTGGTATTAAATGATCTAATTCTCTACATTTTTTAGAAACTAATGAAAAAATTTTAATACCTTGGCCTCTCATAAAAATATATGATAATGGAACACTACATACATTGGCCATACCAATATTATTATTAAGTATTTGTAATTTTTCCATTAATTTTGTAACTAGAACACAATCCATTACACAATATTTTGCAATAATACCACGATCATCATCATCACCTCTAAATAGATTAAACATCTCATTTGGAGATACATCATCCTTAGCATGACACCATGATACTTTGTTTTTTATACCATCTTCTTGAACAAAAACTTCATCTGGTATAGTACCATTAATTTTAATTTTAAATAGTTTTTTAATTTTTTTATCATTATTTATATTAAATTCATTAATTTCTTCACTTGACAATTCATTTATCCTAATAATTTTATATTTTTGATCATGTTTATTATCAGTTAATCCATCATTATACATAATATTAACATAATCATCTTCCTTAATACCATAAATACTTTCAGCATAAATTAATCCATTAGTTGAAGGTTTTTGTGAATTTTTTTTTTTAACATCCATGTATTTAACAATTTTTTCTTTAATAAAAGAAGAAGCGACTAAATCTAATTTATATCCATCTAATTTATAATCTCTCTGAACGACTTTCATAAGATCAATAATAATACGTCCATTAATTTCAAAATATTTCAATAAATTATCTCCTAATCCAGAACTAGCTAATTTTTTTTCTTTAAAAGGAGAAATTTCATTTTTAATTTTAGACAATAAACTAAAAGAATTTAAAATATTTAATTTTTTAGCACGATCATGAATATATTGAAAATCGAAACCATTAATATTATAGCCAGTAATAACATCTGGATTATATTTTTGAATTAAATTTGTCCAAGCTAATAAAACCATTTTTTCATTTTTATAACATTCTAAATCAACATCTTCTAAACCTTTAATTTTATTACAACCTCCTAATGAAATTAAATTCTTATAAAATGGTTCAGAATCACCATAATATGAAAAAACTGTTCCAATTTGAATAATTTTATCATTTTCATTAGAAGCTTGAGGAAAATTTCCTGATTCGCTCATACATTCTATATCAAAAGAAGCAACTATAATTTTAGACATTGATTTAATATCATAAGGAAATAAGTTTTTCCAATCAGTTTTAATATTTATATCACAATATGAAATATTATCTTCATATTCTTCGTATTTATCTATTTTAATCCAACCACATGCATCTAGTTTTCTAATATGCATACATCTTAAAAATGGTTCAATGTTAGATTCAAATAATTGTAATTTAGTAGGTCTTTTAAATAATGTTGGGTAATTTATTTTATTTCGTTCAATCCAATATTCAAATCCTCGTAACGATTTCATATTCAAAAATATGAATCTTATAAATTTGAAATTTTTATAATTACTAAATCCATAAAATTTCTTTTTCTCTATTACATCAAAATTTTTAAATCCAGCTAATATTATTTTATTTGTTATTTTACTTTTAATATAACTAACTAATGATAAACATTTTGTCATATTCCATTCTAAAGGAACTTCTACATAAAAATATGGAGTAAAATTTTCGACATTTACAAATATCGACTTATTATCATTTGTTCTCCCAAATATCCTAATTTTATATTTTAATAAAATATTATTTTCATTTGGTTCTTCGCTAGCATCTTCTACTTCTTGGTCATTATCATGATATTGATTCCAATCTAAACTCTGGAAGATTAATGATTCTTTTTCCATTTAATATTATATCTTATGTAACCAAATTCTATGTTAATTAATATATAACTACTTATTTATTTAATTATTCAATTATTTATTAGTTAAAAAAATGATTTTAAATATTATAAATATTATTATTTAATAAATAATAAATGTTATATGATAACTATATTAATAATAATGATATAGAAAACAATATTAATAAATTAAGTTTGGAAAATAATAATAATCATAGTGATAATCATAAAAGTGAATTGGAAATTAAAATAATAAATAATTTGGTAAATGATACATGGGAAAATGACTATACTAATAATATAATAATAGATGATAATATAATAGATGATAATATAATAGATGATAATATAATAGATGATAATATAATAGATGATAATATAATAGATAATAATACAATAGAATCTGAAGAATATGAAATTAAAATAAAGAAAAATTTAATAGATGAAGATGCATGGGATAATTATATAAATGATAATAAAATATATATAAATAATAAAATTGCGAGAATTTTTCCATTAATAAAAAACTATAATAGTTATAGTAAATTAAAAATAGACGATGATTCATTTAGTTATATTACTGTTAGAGAAATAGCAGACATTATAACTAAAATAATATCATATCATTTATTATATTTTAATTTAAATCCTCAAAAGATGACAATAATAGATTATACATCTGGTGTAGGTGGTAATGTTTTATCATTTAGTAAATATTTTAATTTTGTATATGCAGTTGAGATAGATGAAACTAGAGCTAATTATTTAGAAAATAATATAAATATCTATGGATATACAAATGTCGAGGTAATAAATGAATCTGCAATTGAATTTAATATAAATAAAATGATAAAAATAAATCCGAATGTAATATTTATGGATCCACCATGGGGAGGAAATGATTATAAAAATAATGATAAATTATTATTAAAATTGGGTAATAAATGTATTGAAGAATTTGTAGAAGAAATAATAAAAATATTTTCAGAATATTATTTACAAAATCAAGAAAATATTAAAAAATCTTTAAATTTAAAAAATAAATTAATTGTTTTAAAATTACCAAAAAATTATGATATTGAATTTTTTTATAATTATATTAATGATATAAATGTAAAAAACTATAAAATTAATACATATTTATATATATTAAATAAAATGATAATTATTATATGCGAATTACAATCAATTTAGTATTTCATACATTAATATATAAGCCGATGAAATATCAACATTATATCCTGTATATTTAGAAACATTTGAATCATCAAAATGATACCAAGATTCATCATTTATACAAGCACAGTCAGAAGTATAATGACCACCATTTAATCCACCATGATGATTAACGAATCCTTTTAATTTATATTTAAGTTTAGTATTATCATAAATAGATGAATCATAGAAATCAGTAATATCTAATTCCATAGGAATATCTACAAATGAATTATCTTTTTTAACTTTTCCATTGTCTAATTGTTTAAATCGTTTAAGATGTATAAATAATAAGATAGGAGCTTTCCAAATTTTTAAATTTTTAAATATTTTTTGTGATGAATTACATACAGAACAATTATAATCATTAATTTCTTCAGTATTAGTGAACATTTTAAATGAATTATAAAGTGAATCACTAATAGGTAATGATAATATAGTATTATTTTCATAATTAACAATTAAATTATTACAATTAGAACAAACAATATTATTAATTGTAATATTTTTAATATTAAAAATAAATGGATTATGTTTTTTTTTAAAAATATTTCTCATATATGTTAACCCTTCATATTTATTAATAATATCTTTATTTTGTAATTTATAATTATTAAAATTATTAATTATATTTTTTTTTTCATTAATATCATTTGTTTCAATTATTTTTTTTTTAGTAATTGCTATAATATCTTTATAATTTTTAATAATTTCTGGAACATTATTTAACATTGGTTCTGTTTCAATACCAGTTTCTTCAATTATATTATCTAATATTTGTAATAAAAATTCATGACCATCTTGTTGCATAAAACCTCTAAAAGATTTAATTTTAATGTCAACTATCTCTTTTAAACTTTGTGGATTTATTATTGAATTACCTTTATTTATTATTGTATCAACTATATCATGTAATTTTTTAATTATTGATAAATTTGATAACTTTTCAATGTCACTTTTTTTAATAGTTATTTGTTGATTTTCTGTTAAATTATTTTGTTTTCTATAAATATCAGCTATTCGTTGAATACTTGCTTTTTCTAAATAATTATTAAAATCGTCATTTAATACGAATGATAAAAATACATTACTATGAATTAATAGTTGTAAAATTGAGTTTAAATAACAAGTATTACCAATATTTTGGAATCCACATAATCCAACTTTAGGTACATCATTTAAGTCCATTTTCTATAATATATTATAATTAATTTTATTATATATCAATTTTTATTATTTATCAATTTTTTTTATCATAATTATTATATGAATAAAGTAGAAGATTTTGAAAATATACCTCTTAAAAATAATAATAATAAATATATATTAGATGAATTTATACGCTATTATATGTATATTTATAGTAATTATGAAAATTCAGATAAATCATCTAAAGAAAATTATTACAAATTATTAACTATTAAAAAAATTATTGATATAGTTTCTAAATTTAAAAATCAAATTATCTCTGGTAATCAATTTGAATCTATTAAAGGTATTGGGCCTAAAACTATTTCTAGAATTAATGAAATAATAGATACTGGTAAATTATCAGAAATTAAAGAAAATAAATCTATATCTGTTGTTAAAGAATTAGCTTCTATTTATGGTATTGGACCTTCAAAAGCATCTTATTATTATGAAAATTTTAAAATTAAATCAATAAAAGATTTATTAAAAGCAGATAAAAAAGGTATAATTAAATTAAGTAATCAAATGAAATTAGGTATTAAATATAAAGATGTTTTAAATGAAACTATACCTAGAATACTTATTGAAAAATTAGATATATTTATACATAAAATTATAAATAAATTTGATAAAAAATTTAATATTACAATTTGCGGTTCTTATAGAAGAAAAAAAAATACTTCTTCTGATATTGATATTCTAATATCACACTCAGATATTAAAAAAATAAGTGATGCTAATAAATATTTAGAATCACTAGTTAATTTATTTTCAAATTATTTCATAATTGATAAACTAACAATAAAATTTAATACACACTTTCAAGGGTTTGGTTCTTTTAAAAATATACCAGATATTACTAATATAAAATTAAATAATAATTTCGATATTAAAAATAATGTATTTAGAATTGATATTATTATTGTTCCTCAAACTTCTTATTATACAGCATTAATGCATTTTACTGGTTCTGGTACATTTAATCAAAAAATGAGATTACATGCAAAATCATTAAATATGAAATTAAATGAATATAATTTAATAAAATATAATAAAAATAAAGAAATAATTCTACCAATTAATTCTGAACAAGATATATTTAAAAATTTATTATTAAAGTATTTACCACCTGAAGAAAGAATATAATTAATTAATCATCAGAATTTTAATAATACTTTTTTTAGAATTAATTTTAATTTTATTATTTAATTCAGCGATTAAACATAATTCATCGTCGTCTTGAGAACTATATAATATAGTAGTATTAACTATAAATTTATTAACTATATCAATAACAACTATATTTTTACTACCTTTTATTATTCTTATTTTAGAATTATGTTTTTCTTTAATACCTAAAGAAAATGAACAACTATCGGTTGTTTTATTATTAATATCTAAATAGATAGAATAGTTTATTATATATATTCCTTTTTTTAATTTAATAAATGATGAAAAATCAGAACTATCACAATTATTTTTACAATTATTTTCACAATTACTACTATCATCATTTACAAATGAATTAAATAATAATCCTATAAATTTTTTATTTTGATTACATGTAGTTGGACTACTAATATTATAACTTAAAAATATATTTTTATTATTATTTATATTATTCATATTATTCATATTATTCATATTATTCA